TCACATGTGTGTCACATGTCACAACCATGTCACCCGACATGTCACAACCATGTCACCCGACATGTCACAAGTGTGTCACATGTCACAAGTGTGTCACCGTCCAGAATTGCTGAGCGCGGCCAGCACAAATAGATTTGTGTGCCACCCATCGGCGGGGCCACTACGGAGGGGGGTTCGCTCCACCCGCTGGAGGGGGGCCCAGTTCCGCTCGGCGCCGCCCCTCTGTCGGGGTATGTGGGGTACCCACACCCCTCTGAAGCGGGGCCGCTGCCGAGGGGGGACCGATCCCCTCTGGCGAGCCCCCGCTGCTGGGGGATGCCCAGACCCCCCATTCGGGCCCCCTCTGGTGGGGGGGTGCCAAACCCCCCATCGGGGTGGTGTACGCATGTTCACTAGCGCGAGCAAAGCTGGCGCGCGCGCGAAGCGCTAGCGCTAAGCGCTGGGATTGGCCCCTAGTACGAGGGCAACAGAATTTTCGACGTTTTTGGAAACGCCACCCAGCGGGGTGATGAACACCTGTTCAGTGGTGTACGCCTGTCCACCTGTACGCCTGTCCACCACTGAACGCATGTTCAGGTCGTGCGCGGCGAAAGCTGGGCGCGCGCGCAAGCGCTTAGGGCGGGGCGGCAGGGCCTCTAGTACGAGGGCAACAGAATTTTCGACGTTTTGGGGGCCTAGTACGAGGGCTAACGAATTTTCGGTGGTTTTGAGATAGGCGTCGCGAGCAGGGCTCGAACCTGCGACACACGGGGTTAGAGACCCGCTGCTCTACCAACTGAGCTATCGCGACTTGGCGGCGGGCCGTGGATTCACACCACGCACAGAATTGAATCGCCCGCCCGAAGTTAAAGAATCATTCCAGTAATTTGAAGTCTCGGAACACCCGTCGCCGCCCGTTCTCCAGTGGCTCCGTGCAGATGGCGGTCAGCTCGTCACCCAGGTCCGCCTCAATGAATCGACGATGGCGCACGCCAAGGCTCTTGAGTTGATTGGCTAGGTCGACCAGCGATCGCTCGTCGCAGGTGGTGAGCACCACCAGATTTGGCTCGTCTTTAATTAACCCCGCGCGGGCCGCAGAGATTCCCGCGTGACACGCCTGAACGGCACGGTACGGGGGAGCCATGTCCTCGCGGACAACCACATACACATGCTTGGTTGGTTTCTGCACCTATGACATCGAATCGCCTCCTGGTCAAACTGGCAGGCAGAACTGATCGCCCCATCTGTATAAGCAATTGCCGTGCCGGTGCCTACTAGTACGAGGGCTAACGAATTTTCGACGCCTACTGCTGGTCCAGTGAATCAAAGAAGTCGCGCAACTTCGATAGGCTGTCGCTGCGTACGACTTCGCCTGTCTTCAGGGTGGCAACCCACTCCTTGGTGGACTGGTCGAATCTAACTACGACTCCACCCCCATCCTCATCGAGTAGTCGCTGGCAGATTGCCTTGATGCGCTCGATTCGTTCATCCATTGCCGGGCGTCCATTCCCCATCTGGCTGCTAGTACGAGGGCTAACGAATTTTCGACGGCGGTCAGTCGCACATCCTGGGCATCGGAACCTTGGGTGGTGTAGGGATCTCATCTAACTCCAGTTGCAGGTACAGGCTGTTGATGGCGGAGGTTGCCCCCTGATCTACCTTGCCGAACTGATCTCGGTACAGCTTCTTCGTTAGCTTGCGGCAGTGCCCCAGGGCACGCACACGCTGGTTGTTGCTGTCTGCCTGACAGGCCTTCGACATCAGGGTGACCAGGGCCTGCATCGTCTCGAACCACTGCAATTGCTGGTCGAATGTATCCTTGCCCATTAGCACGTTCCTGGCAGGCTGGGGTTTCCCTATACAGATGGAGGGGAACGGTCGTTCCCTTTTCCCACTGGCCCCTAGTACGAGGGTGAACGAATTTTCGACGTTAGAAGGGCGGGCCTTCCTCATCATGCGGTGCCTCTGTCTCGGTGTCGTCGCCGTAGACATCGGACTCGTCCATCAGATTCATCTCGATCAGGTGATCGCAGGCGTCGGCAATCAACATGCTGATCGCCATGCCTTCCGTCTCATCGCCGGGCGTACCGATCGCTGACTTGACGAACGCTACCTCCGGCAGGTCCAACACGTACTCCGTGTACGCTCCGTGCACGGTGGAGGCTACCCTGTCACGCAGGATGGGGAGTGTCCAGGCAGGTGTCTCTGTCATCTTCGTTTTCCTAACAAAGCGGCAGCGGTGGAATCAACAGCCTTCGCAATCTTGTCCAGTTGCAGTTCATTGCACGGCCAGCGGACGCCCCGCTCATAGGACACCCACGAGATCAACGCCACGCCAGCCCGGATGGCACACTCGCGCTGAGTGAGCCCCAGGTCCAGCCTCGCTGTACGCAGGTTCCCTGATAGCCGAGTGCTTTTGAGTTTTTCCATCAGCATCAATATTCCTCAGGAAGCAGGATGGTTGTCGTGCCCCAGCCCGGTTCCGTGATGATCCAGACCTTATTCAGGTGCTCGTCCTGGTAGGCGCTGTGCACCTGCCCGCGCATCTCCACGGCAGCGTCGTTGACGAGCTTGTCGTCGGCGCACATGATTCCCCAGTCACCCGAGCAGTGTGCCTTCAGGCACTCCCCCAGGAAGTGACCGTCAAAGGTTTCCAGCACGCCGGGGGTGGCCACGAGGCGGCCGACCGAGACGATGTGATGTACGCGGTGATCGCTGGTCCTGATCATCAGTTGAACCTCGGCTGGTTGCTGTGTAGCATACAGTGCGTTTACTATATGAATAGTATGGTCCCCAGGGTGGGCGAGCAATGATTCCCAGCTAGCTTGGAGGCGAAGGCTGAACAACGAGTCGCGGGCCGCTGTCAGGTGCTGTAGGCAGTTCGTGAAACATGGGTGGTGAAAGATGAGTCAGGCAACCTTGAGCGACATGCTGAGCAAAGACCTGCACGATCAGCACTTCCAGGCACACAGTGGTGCGGGTGGGCACTACTGTCTGCACTGGGAGGGGCTGTGGATCTGCCGGGACTGCCATGAGTGGAAATCCTGCCAGTGCGATCTGAAGGAACCAGAGGACTAGGCTAGCAGTCGCTCGATCACTCGGCGGTTCTGTTCCTCTCGCTCAGGATTCGGCGGCTCTAAGCCCAGCTCCGACCAGCTTTGCTGAGTCAGGTTCCCCTGGACCCGCAGCTTGCGCTCGAGAACACTCGCCTGATCCGGCGGGTTGACCCTGGGCAGCGGCAGGAACCTGCCGTCCGGCCCCAGGATGCTCGACAAAGTGGGGGGCACAAATTCTCTTGTGCCTCCCACAATTTCTTTTACCTCTGGGCTTTGCTGGGAGTACCAGTCCGCCCAGGTACCAGGATTTCTGGGCTCTAGCCCCTGCTCCCCAGGAACCACCTCATTGAAGATCGGTGTCAGTTCCTCCGGGAAGCCCACGATCGGCGTCGTGAAGCAAACGCAGTTCTTGCGGTACGGGGGGATCAGACGCTGGGACCAGGGCAGGCTGGAGCCAGGGCGGTTGTCCGAGAAGAACCGCATCCCGTCGTTGCTCGCGTGCACCGGGTCCGTGGTCGGCCAGAACCGAGAGTGCAGCGTGTACCCCACCACCGCACGACTCATCGCATCCATCGCTGCCATCTCCGCCCAGCCATGCGTGCGGACACCCTCATGCCGGAACACCGCTTCCGTCCCTAGACGGTGCTCCTCCAGGCCACGGCTGGCAATCTCCCTCGCACGAGCCGCTGTGTGCTCCTCTCCTGCGAGATCCTGCACGGTAGCGACAAGGTAGCTGGGCAGGTACCGCAGGCGATCCTGGGCCAACCTGGAGATCCTGGGGTCCGTCGCTTCCACCACGGAACGGACGGCCTGCTGATTGACAGGGAACAAGCGTTCCTCCAGGGGATCACCGGACGCCAGATTGCTCGACCAGTACAGCCCGCTGGTTCGTGACAGGATCTCCCGCCGCGTCATGCTCCCATCCACCGGCAGGATCGGCCCGACCGGCGGCCGGATGATGTTCTGTCGCGTGACCGGGAACCCCGCTGCCAGTAAAGCTGGCTGGTCCAGCAGATCGACCAGGCTACGGCGGGCCCTCAGCAATGCTCGCTCCGCCATCCTGCCCTGAGCATTGCTGAGCAGTTCCACCAATCGAGTCTGGGCACGGGTCACCACTGCCAGCAACCGACGGTCCGCACTGCCCGCCGCCCCAGTGCTGATGATCTCCAGCATCTCCCGCAAGAGATCGCGGTAGACCTGCCTGATCCCAGGGAGTTCCAGCACCACTGTCCGCAACGCCAGCTCCAGGCTGGCACGCTTGGCAGCTACGGCGTCTCCCCGCAGCAACGCCGCCTCGAACGCATCTTGAAGCTGTTTCGTGGTCCGAGTGACGAACCGCCGTAACGCCGCGCGACTGGTGGTCACTTACCGCTCTCCCGCACCCGGCCCAGATCCTGATTGGGATCGGCCGCATCGCCACGCTGGGGATTGTTCGTGCTGGAACCGCTGTCCGTGTCACGCACGCCCTCTCCAGGCTCACCGCCGGGGGGCTGAGGGAGCATGGCTGCCAGCTCTAGCGGGTCCATCTCGTCGAGTTCGGCTTCCCGCTCGGACTTCACCTGCTCGTAGTCGTTGCCGATCTTGGCGGCAGCGCCACGCTTCGACTCGATCCCGATGCCGATCTGGTTCTGCAGCGCACTGGTCAGCTCCAGCATCTGGCGTTCGTTGATCAGCGGACCCACCGCCTCGATCATTACCTGCCGCCGCAGCTCCTGAAGCTGCGGGCCAGGGCCGTCGCGGGGGTCGTCCCCATACTTCGAGGAACCGATCACCTGCCACAACAGGTCAATGTCCTGCTTGGCCTGCCGCCGCTGCTCACGCCGCATCCGCTTGGCGAACGGGCCTTCGGAGGTGACCGAGCTGCTGAAGTTTGCCACGCTGGTGTCGCCGCTGATCATCCAGTCCGGCATCGCCACCAGCGAACCGATGAACCGCTGATCCTTGCGGATGTCGTGCAGCAGGTTGTCGAGGTCCACCTTGACCGCCGGGAACTCGAACTTCTCCCCACCTGCGACCGTGATCGTGTTGCCCAGCTTTGGTCGGCCCGTGTCCTCGTCGTACAGCACGTCGTTGAACTTGGCGATCATGCGGTTGATCTTGCTGCCGATCGTCCGTGCCGTGTGCTCCGTGCTCACAATCAAAGCGATCGAGGTCTGGAGGGCGGCCAGCTCATGGATGCTGACGCTCATCTCAGAAATTCTGATCAGGGCACAGTGCGCCACCCACAACAGCGGCACCCCACGGGGGTCGTTGCGGTCCACTCCGTACTTGCTGTGCTGCAACTGCGAGACAGGCACTCGCTCCTCGTTCACCCAGTAGCCCAACACCTCCTGGGCGTCCTCGCTGCTGCGAATGATCCCGAAGTGCGACTGCTCACCCGCGATCTCCTGGTGCTCCAGCTCTGGTGGGTTGAAAACCTCATCCGGCTCGACGAACCGCACGTGCACCGGCTGGTCCTCGTCATCCTCCACGTAGAACAGGCGGCGGAAGCGATCTCCGTCACGGAAGAACCGGCGGACAGATTCCTCCTGAAACTCCTGCCAGTCCACCGCTTCCTGGTAGGCCTCGATGATCGTGCGGATCTCACCCAGCTCCTCATCGCTGACCGTCTCGCCCACCCGTGCCTTGACCTTGTAGGTGTGCCCGCTGCCGACAATGAACGACACCAACTGCTCGATCAGGCACTTAGCCGTCATCGAGTCCTGGTAGGACTTGGCACTCAGTTCGTAGATTTGCTCCACGTCCCGCTGGGTGGTGTACGGCAGTCCCTTGCGATTGCGGTGCATCGCGTGCCAAGCGTTCGTCTCGTTCGCGAAGTCCTTGGCCGCCGAGATCCGATCCTCCAGCATCTCCACCTGCCGCATGATCAGGGGAAGCAACTTCCGCTCCACCTCTTGGATCGCCACTCGGTTATTCTGGATCATTACTCGTCTCCGTATTGGCCCATCACGTCAAAGGTCATACGTAACGCGTCGGGGCCGTCATCGTGGTCGAGGGGAAAGTTCTTTAGCTGCTTGACCAACATCCTGCCACCCACATTGTCATACACCTGGATCATCTTCTCCGTCATCCAGCCATCCATTTCCTGGATTCGCAGCTTCTTCGCCTCCGTGACGTGCTCACGCAGAGGGATCACCGGGATCGGTACCCCATAGCGTGGCAGATCCTCCTGGAACCGCATCGCCAGGACTTCCTGGAAGCCGTGCGTCTCCACCCCGATCCGCTGCGGACGACTCGGGAAGTTGTGATACACGTCCGCGATCGCCCGCGTGATGTCCTCCGGCCGCATCCTGGCAACCACCGCCTGACACCAGAACTTCTTGCGTGGCTGGCACCAGCCCGTGGCAACCACCGCCGCGTAATCCCCCAACGTCTTATCTCGGCTACGGCCTAGCGAGGGGTCGACCGCAATCACCGGGAACTGCACTTCCTTGGGGGCCACCTCCTGGAGCATCTGGCTAAACAGGGCGGCGGGCCAGAAGTTGCCTTCCGCTGTGGTCGGCTGCTGCTGGTAGAGGCAGGACCACTTGTACGGCCCCATCCGACGCTGGATCTTCTCCAGCTCGTCCAGTGGGTATCGCTGCGGGCAGAGCGGCTCACCCTTGAGGCGGCGGTACTCACCGATCGTTTCGTCATCCAGGGCAATCGCCGGGAGCCGGATCACCCGCCACCCCTCACCCGTGGCCTTCGCCTGTTCGAGCAGGCGTCCACTCACGTCGTCCTCGTGCCAACGCGTCTGGATGACCACCACGCTGGCGCCAGGTTCCAGCCGCGTCATCACGTCAGCGTTCAGCCAGTTCCAAGCGTTCTCTCGCTCGACGGGGCTGTGGGCGGTGGCGTAATCCTTCACCGGGTCGTCGATGATCAGCACGTCGGCACCGTAGCCGGTGACTTCTGAGCCGGTTCCGCAGCAGTGCACGCCACCCCCCGTCGCGGTTTTCCAATGCGCCTTCGCGGTACTGGAGGGATCGACCGTGACCCCAAACGGTTTACCGAACTCCTTGATGATGTTGCGAGTGGCGAGCCCCCACTGAGAGGCAAAGTCCTTGCCGTACCCCGCGATGATGACCCGCATGTTCGGGTTGCGGCACATCAGCCAAGCCGGAAAGAACTTGGAGGTCAGCCAGCTTTTCCCATGCCTCGGCGGCATTGAGATCATCACCCGTCGCTCACGGCCCTCGGCAACGTCCTGGAGGGCGTCGATGACCGGCATCAGGTGCGGGAACAACTTCCACTGATTGTGGGATGAGCTGTCGCAGAACGCAGGCAGGTAGGCCAACTGTGTGGGGATATCAAGCGTCGCCTGTTGGATCATCCCATTTCCCCAAGGGGCAATGCCACACCTTCGCCAGGGCCTTCACGGCAATCAAGCAACCGCACTCCGCACAGACCTGATTCTCTCGGCTGGGGCAGGTGTCGCAGGTTGCCACGCGGTCCTTGTATTGAGGTCGCGTGACAAACTTCGGGTGCGCCAGAAAAGCTGAGAGGGCTTGGCCAAGCGACCAAGCCCTCTCGTGCATCGGGGGGATGCGACTCATCGGCAACGTCTCGCGCGAAGTCTCGCGACAAAATTGCGAAGTGGAGTCGGTCGGCTCCGCACCATCGTCACCGTCCGTTGTACCACCGTCACCCGCGCACCGCTCGACGCCGGTACAGCACAGGTGCCACCCGCACACTGTGCAACAGCGGACGTGGCAGCCATAGACGTGGCAGCCACTACCAGCACCACTGAGATAAGACCTCTCACGATCACCTCCATTCCTGGGTTACGCCTCCGGCGCCGGGGAGTCCTGGTAGTCCAGTTCCCCTACCGACATCCGTTGACTGTCCCGGACCCAGCGTTCATCCAGCTCCTGCGGGATGTAATACAAGGGTCCGTCCTTGTGGGCTTCCGGTCCCCAGGAGTTTAGCACTTCTGCGAACCAGTTGCCGTCGCTCGCGAGGCGGTAGCCGGTGATGCTCAGGTTGTGAGGCCAGCTACCACTCCGCTTGTAGATCCAGAAGCCATCCTTGTGCTTGGACTGCGGCGCGAAGCCCCAACCCGAGCAGTTGTTCATCGGCTTGAAGTGATTGGTGATCAGATCCTTCGTTTGCTCGGAGCTGGTCACCTGCACCGACTCCACCAGCTTTAGCTTCGCCGCTTCATCCTTGAATCGGTCCAGGTACTTCCAGTCGCCCCACTGCCGATAGAGACGCTGATTCTGCGTTTCCGGGTAGTCGCTGTCGCTAGTGCCGCCGATGTCGGATAGACCGGGTGCATCACAGCGGAGGATATT